GTAAGCATTCAGCGGAGATCCCCATCTCAGTGTTCACTGACGGCGCGTGTTCACGAACAGTGAACAAGCTTCCCGTCAAATCCAACCACACTGAAGGAGAGTTATGGCAGAAGTTAACACCGGCACTGGTGACGAAGGCAGTTCTTCGTCCGAGGCCACCCCTTTATCGGACATCTTCAACAACACTCCCGAGACGAGCGCTAACGCTTCCTCGTCAGAGGATGAGCACGAAGAAGAAGATAAGGGCAGTCAGAAGTTTCCCGAAGGCAGCTCTTCCTCAGAGGACGATGAGTCCGAGAGCGAGAAGCCTGAAAAGAAAGCTGACGAAAAGAAAGCTGACGCCAAGGATGCCGATAAAACGGCTGATGCGTCAGACAAGAAGGAAGATAGCACTTCCCAAGAAGACAAAGCGCAGAAAGACAAGTGGGATGCTGAAGAGAATCCCTACAAGAAGCGCTTTCAGGATACAGCAGCCAACTGGAACAGAGAGCACCAAGAAAACCTCCAGATGCGCCAAGCTGTTTCGCAGATGCAACAAGAGATGGTGACGCTGCGCAAGATGGCAGACGGAACGTACGATCCTGAAAAGGACGCTCCACCGGAAGTCACTCACGAACAAGTTGCCTCTAAAGCATTGAATGTCGGCAAGGTGCTCGCCTCGAAGAATGCGGCAATCTCGCAGTTCGGGAAAGAGCGCGTCGATGGCACTATCACGGAGTTCAATCAGCTGTTCGAAGGAAACAAAGCTGTGAACGACTTGGTGGTGAATGCTGAGTCTCCTATTCACGAAGTGTTTCGTATTATGGATCGCTACAAGTTCGAATCCAAATACGGAAGCACGCCCACGGATATGCACAAGAACATCCGTGCAGAAGTGGAGAAGGAGCTGCGTGAGACTATCCGCAAGGAAGTCACTGAAGAAATCATGGGAAGGGTAGACAAGAAGAAACAACACCCCTCGTTCTCTTCCTCGCGAGGGAGCAACGGTTTAGGCAAAGGCGCAAATTCTAAGAGCGGTGGAGCCACTCCGTTGAGTAAGATATTCCCCAAATAGAGGATTCTAAATGTCGTACATCGAAGTTCTCACTGGCAACGGGCTAACAGTCGAGCAGTGGGAAGACAGTATTTACAAAGAGTACATCGGAATGTTGCAGTGCAAGAAGTTCATGGGCACTGGCACCGATGCGATGATCCAAGTGAAAGAGGATCTCGTTAAGAAAGCTGGCGATGCCATCACCATCGGGTTGCGTGGTCGCGTCTCTGGCGGATTGGTTACGGGAAACAGCAAGGCCATCGGTAACGAAGGCACGATGTCTTTCTTCAACCAAAGAATCACAATCGACAACGTGCGCAGAGCCGTTAAGTTCGAAGACGTTCCCATGACGCAAAAGCGCGTTATGTTCAACGTGTTAACTGAAGGCAAGAGCGCGTTGGAAGACGAATTTGCAGTGGACTTTGATAACGATGTTATCAATGCCCTTTGCGACGTAGCGTCTGGTCGAGTGCAAGGCCGATACCTTTACGGTATTGCCGATTCGAACTACAACGCCACGCACAGCACTGCTCTCACGAACGTGGACGCCACGAACGACCTGTTGAGCGGCTCCATGATCAGCATTGCCAAACGTAAGGCGATCATCCCCGTCAACGCCACTGCGAAGATCCGTCCGACCAAAGTGGTCAACGGAAAAGACTACGAACAGTGGTACGTGCTCTGGGCACAGACCTACAGCATCCGAGATCTAATCGAGAAAGACGCAGCCTGGAAGAATCGTGAATTGAACCTCACGCCTGCTGGCACTTCGTCTGTCATGTTCTCGGGCTCAGCGTTCAAAGGTGCTTGGGACGGTGTGCTTGTGTATGAGAACGAGCGACTTCCGCTTATCTCCAGCACGGTGCAAGTCAGCCACAACCTTCTGATGGGAGCGCAAGCTGCCGCAGTGGTTTGGGGTCAACGCACGAAGTTCAACGAAGAGGAAGCAGATTTCGGGCATGACGTTTCTTACGAACTGCACGAAATCCGTGGCATCCAGAAGCTCGTTTTCGATAGAAGCACGCAGGAAGATAACGGCGTAATCCATCTCTTCGCCTCTGCTGTTGCGGACTAACACGTAACGTAAAGGAAGGAGAATAGATTATGGCACAGACAGCTTTAGCGCCTACGCTTATTCCCGCAGTCGGATCTTATACGCCTATCGCGGTGGGTGTTGCTGGCGGCTCCAGCACTACAACGGTCGTCACTGTGAGCCAGTTTCATTCGGTTATCGCAGTGGTGGTGGGTGGTGCGACGAGTTCCACAGCTCCTTTCTGCGACACGATCTCAGGTAACACGTTCACCGTAACACACGCGAACAACGACCTGTTCTCATACGTCGCATACGGCAAAGCTAAGATCTAACGGAGAAACACAGTACGAGGGAGCGTGTTCTCCGGCACGGGTTAAAAGCCAACTCCCTCTCCATTCCCTGCAGAAATGTGTGAGCATTTAGTGCCGCATGAAAGTACGCAGGCTCAGGGTAAAGGATTATCTCAGTGGCATCAAACGTATCTCTAAAGGAGTTCTTCGTTCAACTCGTCAATGCGCGTACCAAGAAAGCGATTGATGATGACAGCGGCTCGTACCAAGTGTATCAGCCGGGATCTCCTTCTCGTCAGACTATCTACAATGCAGCGGCTACCGCTTTGACGCAAGCCGTTCAGTTCGGTGACATGGTGTCCCGCACCATGACCGATGGCGTGCTCAACTTCTTCACGCAGCAAACCGTGACGAGCGTTGACGTATCCATCCTCACCGCCGGTGGACGCAGCTACTTCCTGAAAGGCCTCTCTCCTTCACAGAAGCGAGTGGATGTCGATCCCGAAGAGCACCGCTACACCCTCATCGTCGGCATCAACGACAGCGCCTCGAGCACCGCGCAACGCAGCTCAGGCTTCACGCTCCGCAAGGGCATGATCGTCGAAGACGTGTTCGTGAAAACGACCACTGCTTTCACGGGCGCAGCCACCGCTAACAACCTGTTCAACATCGGGTTGGCTGGTGACAGCGATGCTTTCGCGAAGAACCTGTTGATCGGTCCAGTGGGCTACAAGCAGATCCAAGTACACAGCACCACGGGTAAGATCTTCGCTACGCAGTTTGCTGGCGTGCAGTTGGCAGATTGGGATACCTCATCCGGTCAGACTGTCATGGGATGGTTTACGCGAAAGAAGTATTTCACTCCTACCGCGACTGTGCTCACGTTCTCTCGCGCAGTGGCTCTTACTGCATCGATGACGGGTACTGCTGCCAAAGGCAAAGGCTACCTGTTCGT